GAAGGCAATACAATCGCAACAATGTCTGCAATGAAGAACATTGTTGCAAAGGCTGAAGTCGAAGAAACATTTCCACAAGAAATTGCAATATATGACTTGAATGAATTTCTAGGAGCATTGTCTTTGTTTACTAGTCCAGTTCTTGATTTTAATGACAGTTATGTTATGATAAGTGAAGAAACTAAACCATCTACAAAGATGAAGTATTTCTATTCAGACCCATCTGTAGTTACAAGTCCTAGTAAAATGATTACTATGCCTTCTGAAGAAGTCAAGTTTACTATGAGTAAAGAAGACTTATCTAAATTGAAAAGAGCAGCTGGTGCAATCGGAGCTCCAGATATGGTTCTTGAAAGAAAAGGTGATGCATCTTCTCTTACTGTAAAAGATAAGAAGAATGATACTGCAAATAACTATTCTCTTGATGTTGATACAACTGATGATGGTCAGTTTAACTTTCTTCAAAGTAGAAAATATGAAACTTCTTGATGGTACTTATGATGTAATAATTCTTTTTCAAAGTAGAAAATATGAAGTTACTTGATGGAACTTATGATGTGGTTATTTCATCTAAAAATATTAGTCATTATAAAAACAAAAGTTCTGATGTAGAATATTGGATTGCACTAGAGCCTGAATCAACTTACACAGTTTAAGTTGAAAGGATTATATTATGGAAACTTTTTTGTGGGTCGAGAAATATCGACCAACTAGGATTAATGATTGTATTCTTCCAGATGAATTAAAAAAGACGTTTGGTATGTTTGTTCAAGATAAACACATACCAAATATGATTTTATCTGGTGGCCCTGGTGTAGGTAAAACTACAGTTGCGAAAGCAATGATTGAAGAAATCGGTGCAACTTATATGATGATAAATGGTTCTGAAGAATCTGGTATTGATGTACTTAGAACTAAAATCAAAAACTTTGCATCTACTGTTTCACTTGAGGGTGGTAGAAAGTATCTCATCATAGATGAGGCAGACTATCTAAATCCACAATCAACTCAACCAGCTCTTCGTGGTTTCATGGAAGAATTTCACAAGAACTGTGGATTTATTCTTACTTGTAATTACAAGAACAGATTGATACCACCACTTCACTCTAGATGTTCTGTTGTAGATTTCATTATTCCTAATGATGAGAAACCTAAACTTGCATCTAAGTTTTTTGCAAGGGTTGGAGATATTCTAAATAGTGAGAACGTAAAGTTTGAACCTAAAGCTGTTGCAGAACTAATGAACAAGTTCTTTCCAGATTGGAGAAGGGTTCTTAACGAACTACAAAGATACTCTGCATCTGGTACAATAGATGCTGGTGTTCTTGTCAACATATCAGAAAGTAATATCAATGAACTTATGCAATCACTTAAAGACAAAGAGTTTACCAATGTTAGAAAGTGGATTGTACACAACCTTGATAATGATGCAGTTCGTATTTTTCGCCGTGTTTATGATTCCCTTTATGATAATCTGGATGGTTCTACTATCCCCCATGTGGTTGTTATTCTTGCTGAATACCAATACAAAGCCTCCTTTGTATCAGACCAAGAGATAAATCTACTTGCTTGTATGACAGAGATTATGGGTCAGGCGAAGTTCAAATGAGTTATGAACTCAAGGACTATCTAAATGCAATCAATCACGAAAAGATAAATCTCTTAGATACTGATGACGAGATGTGGGAAAAGAAATACCCACCTTTTATTATCAATAAATGTCTTGCACCATTTCCAGACACAATTATGCTTGTCAATGAAATGAATAAACACCACCACCTAGATAAGAAGTTACAGTTTGACTTTTTACTAAATAGTTTACGAACAAGGAAAAGATATACTCCTTGGCTGAAGGCGAGTAAACTAAAGAATCTAGAGTATGTAAAAGAGTATTATGGATATAATAATGAAAAGGCAAAGTCTGCTCTTAAAATACTTAATGATGAACAGATAAAGACTATCAAAGATAGTTTGAATAAAGGTGGTAAAAATGGAAAGCATTAACTGGAAACCAGAGCAGATGCTAGAAGTCGTTTTAAAAGAACCAGATGACTTTCTAAAGATACGAGAAACATTATCTCGTATAGGTGTTGCTTCTAGGAAAGAACGAAAACTATATCAATCGTGTCACATATTACACAAACAAGGTAAATACTTCATAGTACATTTTAAAGAGTTATTTGCACTAGATGGTAAGGATACTAATCTAAGTGAGAATGATATCGCAAGACGAAACACAATCGGTAAACTATTAGGTGATTGGGGTTTAGTAGATGTCAAGGGAGATTTAGAACCTATAGCTCCTTTGAGTCAGATTAAAATAATTTCATTTAAAGAAAAGTCTGAATGGTTATTAGAAACTAAATATAATATCGGTGCAAAAAAACGAGAGGCCTAATATTGGAAAAGTTCAAGTCATTCATTACAGAAGAAGAAAAGGTACAATCATATCGATTTGTTATTATATACAATGACCCAGAAAATATGACTGATGATTCTAAAGCAGAAGCTGAAGAAATGGCAGTTGATATGGTAAAGTTTGGTAGTGAACTTGGACTTAAAGGTTTTAAGTGTAGAATTGAAGATGCATATATTTCACACAAAAATGATAAGATGTATATACATGATATTGATGATAAAGAATTTTTGATAGATGAAAATACAATAGTATTTAATAGGTCGAAATCAAACGACTTTGCAAACTGGCAAGGTCTAATGTATGAACTAGAAGAATCTGGTGTCAATGTGATTAACTCAATTGATGTTCACTTACTTTGTGCTGATAAATGGAAAACATATATTAAATTAAAAAATGTTGGAGTTAAACAACCTAACTCTTTATTAGTTAATAATCCAGATAAAGTAGATGGTGTGTTTGAAAGATTAAAAACTAAATTTCCAATTATTCTAAAAACACAGCTTGGAACTGGTGGTGTCGGTGTTGTTAAGATTGCAAATGAAACACAACTTCTTGCAACCTCACAACTCATACATAGATTAGGTCAAGAAAGAGGAATGTTAATACAAGAATTTATTGAACTTGAATATGATATCAGAGTAATTGTTATTGCTGGTAAAATACATGGTGCAATGAAAAGACCTACACCAAAGGGTGACTTTAGAAGTAATGTTCATCAAGGTTCTGAACCAGAATCTATCGAACTAACTAAACTAGAAGAAGAAGAAATTTATAAAGTAATGAAAGCGTTAACACCTAGAGGTGGTTGGGTTGGTGTAGATTTAATACCATCAAAAGATAGAGAAAAAGAAAGTCCTTATTGTCTTGAAGTTAATTCACAGCCAGGAACTGTGGGTTACAATACAATAATAAAAGGGAACATACTAAGAGATGTTCTTAAAACATATATGAACAGAGATAATTGGAGTTGATTATGAAAGATAAATTATGGTGGGGTATATTTTCCATTGGAGCAGTATTGATGATACATAATGCAATCGCTGGTGAGTGGAATGAAAAACCAGTCATGTGTGAACAAAAAGAGATTGCATTAGATACAGTAAGAAGTAAAGGTGAGTTACCTTTAATGACTGGAGTACAAAGTACAAAGGTTCGTGATACAGATGGATTATCAGATGTACCAGCACACATAGCATTACAGATATTTGTAAACCATCAAACAAAAACATTTAGTATATTAGAATATCATCCATCATACAATAGTATTTGTATTATTGCATATGGTGATGATTGGAAAACAGTAGGAGAAAAATTATGAGTTGTATTAAACATCAAATGATAGATGCATTGAGAACAAAGTATGAGGGTGATTATAAAATCGCACACTCCACACTAAACATCTATATGGACAAACCAGTTGCGATAGGCGAGCACCCACAGCACGCTGAAGAAATGGACAAACTAATTACTGCAATGGCAGATGCACAAGATAAGATTGAAGTCTTAGATTTAGAGTATCCACCAGAGTTAGAAAAAGAATTATTAGTCTAATAGTTGACAAAATACAAGTTCTCTGTTAGTATAAATAATACAAA